ATTTCATATAGAAATAAAGATCTATCTAAAGATGAAGCAAATTTATCTAAGCTTTCCTGAGGCACTTCTATTGCTGTCTGTCCATTCAACCATTGATTGATATGCTTACTTGTTGTCCTACTCCATTTTTTATTTGTTTTAAACCAGGGATTAGTGCGTATCTTTCCTGGATGATAACAAGCTACTGGAGTTTTATAACTAAACAATACTTTAATGTTTCCTAACTCTAATTCTGTCATGTTAGATTTAATTGGATTTAGTTTCATTGTCTTAACCCTCCTATTCCTGTTTTCTACGACCGTCAAACATCCAAAATTATTTTATCCATAATCTAACCCTCCATTTGTTTGATTGCTTCTTTTTTTGTGGGATTCGTCTGAGCTTCCTTGAAAACCTTGACTATGCAAGTGCACCAAGGTCAACTTTTTTATCTGTTCTCATTATGAAGTAGCCGTCATCGTCTTTAGTCAAAATATCCGGAAACAAAACCAAATGAGACAATGTTTCTGTTAGGCTATCCGAAGCCTCTGCAACAGCCCTATCTATGGCTTCCTCGTAAGTGTTTCCACTTTTGACCGTCAAAAACTTATATCCTTGATCTTCAATGGAAACGTACCAGGTCGCCCTAATCAAACGAATAGTTGCCCTTGTCCCCTCGTTTTTACATAGAAAATCCTTTAATCTCATATGGTGCGTCATTCCAGTCGTTGCCCCATTGTTTTTTAATATCTTGCGTCGTAAAAAAGCCCCTTTTATGTAGAAAAGTTTAAAATCTGTTTTATTTTTCATCTCCATTCCTCCTATTCCTGTTTTCTACGACCGTCAAACATCCAAAATTATTTTATCCATAATCTAACCCTCCATTTGTTTGATTGCTTCCTTTGCTTCTTCCATGCTTCTATATCCGAGAAACTGGCCGACGGTGGCAACGTTGCCCGTCTCCCAGTTCACCTCTCGGATTGTGAAAGCCCGACCTACACAATTTTTGTTTTCACTTGTAATAAAATACTTCCCTTTCAATATACCACCGTAAACCTTGCTTCTAAAAACCGCATTGTCTTAGATGAAAACCAGTGAAAGGGTTTCACTGGTTTTCCCATTTGCCTAACCTTCCTTTTCTTATTACGTTGCTATATAACCTCCTTCAGATCCGATTTTCTTTTTTTAATTGGCGGATGAAAGCCATTATTCTGTCTGCGGTTTCTTCACTATCACAAGTGATGGCCTCATCCATTTCCACGTCATACGCTTTCGATCCATCGCTTAAGGTATGAACAATTTTCCGAACTGACCAACCAGGATTTCGCAAGCTGATACTTTCAGTTATGACATCAATTACTTTTTTCATGATCTCGCCTCCTCGTAATAATTTAAAATCAGCTCCCACAAGCATAACATAAGTATGTGACATTATGATGACAAACACAAGAAAAATATGTGAATTAATCTAGATGCTACACAATAGCCTTTATTTCATGGTTTTATTAAATTGTTAACTTGAAAATTAAGATTAACATAAATAAAATTTATTACCTCACAATCAATCATTTTCAAGAGATTATAAATTATTTTGGAGACTTTTATTTCACAACTTGATCTTAAAATCTTGTCTAATCAATTCATTATCAATCAATTTAGTCTATTTTAGGGTTATAGACAGTTGTGTAAGCAGTGAGAGGGGTTATATATACACACATACATATCTCTCTTTAGTTAAATCAAGAGCTGAAACACTAGTTTTGGTTTTTTACAGGGTTTATGATGAAACTACAGCGATTATCCACAAGACTTTTAGTCTAGCCTTTATTTGGATTTAACTAGCCATCAATTCAAGATTGTGTAACTTGATGCTAATTTGTCAATTAGAGTTTAATTCTAGGTTAATCCAGTTATATAAATTATCTATTTATCTATTCTTAACTACTGGAAAGAAAACCTAGAAAAACCCTGTTATTAAAATTAACTTATATTTTATATACGTTTAAGTTAATCTTTTTATAGATTATTATTTTTTCCAAGCTTTAGCTTTATAGTCTGCTTCTTGTCTGGTTGTAGCTGGTTTGATTGCCAATGGTTGTAGTTTATACATGATTAATCTCCTGCAATTAATAATTGCCATTTCATAGATAGACTAATTTCTAGAAATAAATCAGTTGGTTGATATTTAAGAAGATAATCTTGAATTTTGTAGTAAAGTTCTTGGGTCATATAGTCGAGATTAATTTTTATGACAAATTGATGAAAGTAGTTAATTTTTAATGGCTTAGAAGGGTTAGGACCTGGGAGAATGGAGGTTTGGTCCGGGGGGAGAGAAGGTTCCATTAAAACTATAAAATCCCCTTAAAGATTCAAATTATAAAGAATTTAACGTATAAAATTAATCTGAAACTATAAAGAATTATAAAATTTTGATTTAAAGAAGGTAATAATGTTGCAAGATAAGAAATTAGGTCCTCCAGATCCAAATCGCTGTTCGTATTGTGGACAACTTATAATTCATGGAAAACACAATGCGGTTCATATTTACAAACAACCTGAACGAATTATGGGATTAGATGGAGGACTTTTAGGTATTGAAGGAAAGAAAGAATTGAAAGCTGCTTTTCACGCTGAATGCTATCAAAAATATAAACCAGATTTACCAGGTAGAATTGAATGTCAACATTGTGGGATTCTTAGTATGGCAACTGTGTTGCCTGATGGTAGACCTATTAAAGATGTATGTAAATGTTCATGTCACGAAGGGAAGAATTATTGTAGTTTATTAATTTTATAAAATATGCCAAATAAAAGAAAATTATCCGATACACAGATTATAGCAATTAAAGCAGCTTATGATAAATATAAGTTGTCTGGGAATAGTGCGCAAAAGGCTATGGAAGCAGTAGCTCAAGAATGGGGTGTACATTGGCAGACGATTAGAAAGGTTTTACTTACAAAGAATCAAAATTTAGATCAAAAGCTTTTAAAAGATATAAAAGGGCAGCAGGCCTCGAAAATAGACAATATTGTTAATTCTATTTTAGCTGATTTAGATAACAGCGATAAAATATTAAAAGGTCTCTCTCCTGCGCAGGCTGCCTTAGCACTTTGTCAGCTTATAGATAAATCTATGAAACTTAAAGGTGAGGATGTTACAAAGGTGGAGATATTTGAAGTTGGTGAAAAGGTTCAAAAGAGACTTGAAGAACTTAAGGCTATGAAAATGGCTTTACAGAAGTCTCTTATTATACCTGAAAAGCCGGAGGATAATTAATTAACCAGAAATTCTGGTAAAAAGAGAGGTGGGAAATCATGAAAGAATTAGTTCAATTGCAGAAAGATTTACACGATTTAGCTAAAAATATAGTAAGTTTAACTCATCGTGTAGAAGATTTAGAAGATAAAGTTAATAAAGATATATCTATAATTCGTAAAGAGGCTAAAGAAGTATTGGAGAAAGCTTCTGCATTAGTAAATCCTTATTCTCCAAATACGATGACATTTGGCAATCCTGGAGGAACAAAGTAATATGCCATTACCAAGATCTACAAATATTTCAAAATTAATTTCTTTTATTAAAAGGGAACGACCTAATATGTCTCAAAAGCAAGCTATAGCAATTGCTTATAGTCAGGCTCGTAAAGTTGCTAAAGATCGTAATCATATACCTAGAGAATTAAGGAGAAATAAACGTGACTAAGAAAAAACCTACGCAAGCTGAATTAGAGAAAATTTTAGAGGACATGGATATTGGGGAATACAAGCATTTACCAGAATATGATATGACTATAAAAAAAGGTAAGAAACCTCAAGTTGGATTCGGTATTCCAATTGAAAAGCAACCTAGTAAGTCAAAAGTCATTGTTTCTCCAGAATTAAAGAAACAAAAACCAAAGTATAGAAAATATAGATCTAAAATAATTCCCTGGTTTCTTGAGAAACAGAAATGGGAATATAAATAATAATGAAATATGATACTTTAACATTGCTAGATAGAATAGATTTAATTGTAAGGGAGGAATTAAATCGACAGATTACAGAAATTCCTTTTGAAGAATTCTTACAAATATTTATTAAAAATTTAACTGTGCGAATAACTGGACTTATACAAGATGAAGTTAAATATAGGAGATTTTAATGACTATTCATGCAGGTGATAATCCTATAGCTAATGCTAATATTCCAGTAATATACAATCAAACTATATCTATACCTAATTTTGAATATTCTTATACCTTACCCATAAATTGTAGAAAATTTCAAATTAAACCTAGACAAATAGATAGAGAAGTTAAATTAGCATTTAATTCAGGAGAGTCTGGAACTAATTATATTACAATTCCTCCTGGAGGTTATTGGCATGATTTAATTGGATTATCTAATCAAATTATTTATTTTCAGACTGAAACAGAAAATACTGTAGTTGAAATTGAGGCTTGGAGTTAATTATGCCTTTTGGTGATATAGGATATATTTATAATAGAAAAACTATATGGGATTCTGCTACAGACTTTAATAAAGGAACATTAGATTCTACAGTAGAAGTTAATGGAGTTGGAGATGCAGCAGTTTTAAGATTGAAGGATAAAACAGATAATAACAATAACATTGATTATGAAACTGCTGGAGAATATACATTATCTGATGGGGCAAAATTAGAAGTTGCAGATGGAAATGCTCAATTAAAAGCAATTTCAGGTTCAACAAAAGATTGGCCTTTTACAACGCCTGGAAATTACACTTATGACTCCAATAAAATTACTGTTTCTGGAGATAAAGCTTATCTTAAAGGGGTAACTAGTGTCTATGCTCAGTGGCATTTAAATGAATCTTCTGGTACTAATGTACCTGATGTTGGACCGAATGGATATGATGGTACTACTCAAAATATGGATGATTCTAATTGGGTTTCTGCAAAATTAAATAATGGGCTTAGTTTTGACGGTTCTACCGAATATGTAAATTGTGGAAATATTGCAAATTTTGAAAGAACATCTTCATTTTCATTAGAGGCGTGGATTAAAACAAGTACAACTGCTGGAGATATTTTAACTCATTATAGTGGAGGTAAAGGATTTATTTCATATATTGCAACAGGAGGTAAAATATATTTCACATTAAGAAATACTTCTGGTACAAATGAAGCTTCTAGATATAGTTCAGGTTCAGTAACAGATGGAAATTGGCATCATGTAATAATAACTTATGATGGAAGTTCATCTAATACAGGAATTAAGATTTACATTGACGGTAATGATTCAACAGATACAGGAAGTGGTATAAATACTTTAACTAATAGTATTCAAGTAACTACTAGTCTAATTATGGGAGGTAGAACTGGTTCAGCTACTTTTACGGGACAAATTGATGAAGCTTTAATTTACAATAAAGAATTATCTTCTACAGAAGTTACAGCTAGATGGAATTCAGGCAGTGGGACAGAACAAGAAGGAGTAGATCAAAATAATCCTAATATTTATCCTAATACAGGATTTTCATTTACTACTAATTTAGATTCTTTTACAGAGACAGCTACTAAGCCAACTGGAACTGGAATTAAATATCATTGTAGTTCAGATGATGGTTCTACTTGGAAATATTGGAATGGTTCAATATGGACTACTACAGATAATAGTTATGCTCAAGCGAATGATGCTGCTACAGTAAATACATATATAAATTCCTTAGCATCTAGTGGGACATTTAAATTTCGTGCATTATTAAATTCAGATGGAACTACTGATGATTTATATGTGGATACAAAAGATACAAGTCAAATTACTCCTGCAGTTATATTAGAATGGCTTACAACTACAATTTCAAATGTAAAACCAAGTAATACGGATATTAGGGTATTGTTTTCAACAGATAGTAGATCCAATTGGCAGACATATACAGGTGGAAGTTGGCAAGCTCCAACTTCAGCTACTACTCGAACTGATGCAACTTCAATTACAGATGCTCAAAATAATTTTAATGATTTAGCTTTAGGTTCAGGAACTTTAGATGTGAGAATATTTTTATATACTTCTGATAGTTCTGTTCGTCCTCAAGTTTCAAATATTAATGTAACTTCTGACGTTGGATTAGAAACTTCTGGAAATTGGATTAGTAATTCATACAATTGTAATTATCGTGATATCTGGAACTTCTATAATTTATAAAGTTAGAGCAGCTAATTCATCTGCAGTATTGGCAACTAAAAGCTATACTGTAATTTCTTCTAGTGGAGATGATGCTGGAGTTACAGGACAATATGTTCAATTTAGAATTGAATTTTCTGGTACATCTACTCAACGTCCAAGTTTAGATGAAATTTTAGTTAATTGGAATCTTCCAAATTCAGTGCAAATTAGTCCTTAAAGGCAGGGAAATGGACTTATCAAAACTTTCTTCTCAAGAGAAAATTACTATATTAAATCAAATTGAACAAGAAGAAAAAGAATTAGTTTCTCTATTAGATGAAACTAAACAAGCAGATCCATATTGGTGGTATGAACCATCTAGTGGAGATATTACAGATAAAGATCAAGAATTTTTAAAAAAATGGATTAAACCAGAAGATATTCCAGGCAAATTTGAAGGAGTTGATGTAACATTTAAAAGTAGTGCTAGAATTGTAGGAACTTTTGGTGGAAATCAATTAGGTAAAACAACAGCTTGTGCAATTAAATCTCATGCTAAAATAACAGGAGAATTACCTGTATCTTTAAAAAAGATTTATCCAGAATGGCGCTTACCAAAAAAATGGCCTGTATATGGCAGAGTTTACGGACTTAGTAATGCAGTAATTGATGAAGTTGTAATCCCTAAATTTAGAGAATGGATGCCAAGAAAATATTTAAAAGACGGAATGTGGGAAAAATCTTACTCTCGCCAAGACAGAGTTTTAAGATATTATAAAGACGGATATAAATTTATAGGTCATATTAAATTTATGTCTTGTGAACAAGAAGTTAGTAAATCACAAGGAGCTAGTCTATGGTTCGCTCATTTTGATGAAGAACCGCCCAAAGATTTTTATGATGAATGTCTTTCTCGTTTTATAGCAAATGGAGGAAAAGGAATAGATATAGAATTCTTTATGACTCCAACGAATGGATTAACTTGGACTTATAAAACTATTTTAAAGAAAAGCCATCTTCCAGATTCACAAGTAGAATGCTATAAAATAGCTACAATTACTAATAAATATGCAGATTTAGAGGCGTTAAATAAATTAATGGAAGATTTAGATACATATGATGAACGTAAAATGCGTTTGTTAGGAGAATTTATTTCTTTAAGTGGATTAATTTATACAGGCGCTTCTGAAATTAAACCTGATATTCATGTGATTGAACCGTTTCGTTTAGCTCAATACGATTATTTTATTGTGAGAGGTTTAGATCCTCATTTATCTAAACCCACAGCTTGTGTAGAAGTAGCTATAGATCAAGAAGGATTTGTTTATGTAGTGGGTTGTTATAAAAAGAATGCTGATACAGATCAAGTTAAACAAGATTTAGCTAAACGTGTGATAGAGAAAAAATATAGGTTAGGTTGGTCTGCTTATGATAAATCGTTAGATTATGAAATTAAAGCTCTCCATGATATTAATATCATAGATCAATTAAAACGACCGCCTAATCCAATTCCAGCCATGATTCCTTCAGAAAAATTTGAGGGATCAGTTAAAGCAGGAATTGATACAATTAAACAATATTTAAAAATAGACCCAGTAATTAAAGAACCTAAATTATTTTTCTTCGATACTCCTGAAGTTTGGGAATTGATTGAAGAAATGCAGACATTAGAACGAGATCAAGGTAGAAATGAAGAAAAACGAGGAATTAAAGACAGAATTCGTGAAGGTCCAAAAGATTTACATGCAGCTTTAAGATATATATTTCAAAAACCATTAGAATGGGTAGCACCAGAAAGCACTTATTATGGCACTTATGATGAAGATTTAACAGAGGAGAGGTTTATATAATGGACCCTAGAAAATTAGTTGAAGATGAAAAGCCAGTTCGAAATACTGATGAAGTTCTAGATACTATGTTAGCTTATTATGATGAGTCTAAGACAATTCGTAATACGTTAGAGTATCGTTGGACTAAAAATCAAAAACTTTTAAAAGGAATTCCTCTATATAAAGAGAAAGATACAAGTACAGTAAGAAAAAGACCGAAAATTAGATTTAGAAAAATATGGTCTAATGCAGTTCGTTTACTTGCCTCTCTTTATCAAGCCTTTCTTTTAGATAAAAATAAATTTAAAATTCAAGGTTTTGATCAATTAATGGATTGGATGAAGGCCAGAGTTTTACAGGTAATGACTGAATATCGTCTTAATTGGCTTTATAGACGTAGAGATGGATTTGTGAAATTTATTTGGTCTTTTCTTGATTGTATTTGTCCAGGAACTTCTGTAGTTAAAGTTCATTGGAAATTTAATGAAGATATGGATATTGATGAACCTTGTATAACTCCTTATCCATTAGAGCAAGTCTGTCTTGATTGGGCACAAGCTACAGTTAGTGATATGAGATACATTTGTTTAGAAAATTATTTAACTAAAGATCAAATGAAAGAAATGGATTATAACAATATAGAAGATACTATTGCAGTTGAAATTCCTCAAAGTTCATTAAGAGATACAAGATTTTATGAAGTAGGAGATCCAGCTAGAAAAATTAGTGGAACTGGAGGAAACTACGCAGATGGAACTATCGGAGATAATTATCCATCTCCAGGATCAACAGGAGAGGCAGTAAAAGATTATGTTCAATTAAGATATCGTGTTGTTGAATGTTTTTATAAAAAAGAAGGAAAGATTTATTTTTGTGTATTTAATCCAGATGGATTTGTCTGGTTACAAAAACCAATAGTCAGTCCGTATGGTAAAATCTATCCAATAGCTGTGGGGTCTGTATTATTAGAAGCCCATAAACTAATTCCAGAAAGTATAGTCGAACCTTTAGAAGGACCTCAAGAAGATTTAAATATGACAATGAATCTTCGTAAAGAAAATCAACTTCTTGCTATGATGGGTGGATGGAGTATAGATAAATTTGGTGGAGTCGACAGACAGGCATTAACTAATTTACGACCTGGTTTTGTTGTCACTAGAAATAGTGGTCAAGGATTAGTTGAACCTTTACGATTGCCTGATGTAACTCAAACATCTTATGTAGAAGCTAACGCCGATCAAATAATGATTGATGAAATGATGGGAATTACTCAAATTAAACAAGGACAAACTACTACATCTAAAACTGGAGTAGCTGCAATTAATCTTCAAGAATCTAATGCAAAAGAAAGTTTATTTGTATCAATTGTTGGAGAAACATTATTTAGACAAGTTATTTATTTACTAGCGTATCAAATTCAATTATTTGAAACGGATGAAAGAATATTTCGTGTAGCCAATAGTAGATTAAATCAAGAATTAACTATTCAGGGAATTGATGTGTCACAAAGAGATAATATCTATGACTTAGAATTTGATATGGATGTTGAAGTTAATGTAGGTCTTAATGAAGCAAGTAGAGCTGTTCAATTGCAAAGATTATTTGCATTTATAGATAGAGCCTTGCAATCAAATAATGCTACAACTTTAATGATGCGCTCTGGTGTACAAGTTCAAAATCCTACAATGATTGATACAAGTAAAGCTTTACAAGATATTGCTGAACAATTACAAATAGATGATTTTCAAAAATATGTAATTCCAGTAGCTCCTCCCTCAATTCCTCAACAACAGGGAGGTGGAGTAGTTGCACAAGGAGTTGAAGGAGCTATGGCATTACAACAAGGTCAGCAGCCATCATTACCTGAAGGTTTTGCAGAATATTTACAGCAACAAGGACGTTAATTAAATAGTAAAGGTGGAAATTATGGAAGAAGAATTTATTGACCCTGAAGTACAAGAATATTTTAAACCTGATTTAGAATATGAATCATTAGATCGTGATGAAATTATTTGTAAATTAGAAGATGGAGCATATCTGGAAGAAATTAAAAATTCTGAATCTTGGAGAATATTTAGAGAAGCTTGGCGTAGAATTTATAAAAGTGCAGAAGTAGAATTAGATAATATAAATCCTAGTAATACTGCTCGAATTGCAGAATTACAAGTTACTAAACGATTCTATAAAAATTTATTGCCGACAATCATTAAAAAAATTAAAGAAGATGGAAAATCAGCATTTGAGCACGCTGAAGAACGTGGATTTTTAGGTAAATTAATGATGCACTTAAAAAAAGATATATAGGGTGGAGTTCGGATCACAGACCGTTATATCTGTGTTTCGAGTTTGATCCCGACTCGTAAAATGGAGGGAAATACAATGTCAGAAGAAATGTCTAAAAATGCTGAAAATACAGCAGATAATGACAATAAAAGTAATACTAGTAATACTGAAGAAGTAAAATCAACAAGAAAATTGTTGGGAAATTCTTTGGGAGTTAGAGCTAGAGAAGATATTTACAATCGCTTTGATAAGCAATCTAAATCTAAAGAAGATGAAAAATCAGATACCTCATCTGAAAAAGAGGAATCTAAAACAGAAAAAGATTTAAAAGAAAATTCTGGAACGGAACAACACTCCGATAATGTGTCAGAAGATACAGAGAAATCAACCTCTGTAAAAAAGGGCAAGGAACCAAAAGTTGATTCCGACGATCAGAAAAAAGTTCCTTTGCAGGCATTACATGAAGCACGTGAACGTTTTAGAAAACTTAATCTTGAGTATAGAGATTATAAAGATAATCAAGAAAAAGAGATTAAGGATCTTAAAGTTCAACTACAAAAACTTCAAGAAGCTTTAAAATCTGGTTCAACTACAACAGAGAATGACTTTGCTGAAGAAGAAAATGAGAAGGTAACTTCTCTACGTCGTGAATTAGCAGAGATGAAGAAAAAATATGAAGTTGATGAATCAGAAAAAGCTAAAGAAGTTGCCTTAAAAGCACAGCAGGAATTGCAAAAGAAAGTTGAAAAAGTGACAAAAGAATTAGCCGAAGAAGGATATCCAGGTTTCGATATAGCAATATTACGAACCGATATCAAATTAAGAGAGATGGCTAACTCTGGAGATATCACTGAATCAGAAATGGCAGATCCTAATGTATGGAAAAAGGTTTATAAAGAACACGTCTATTCAGAAGCAAAAAAAGTATTTAGCGAACAGGATAAACAAGAAACAATGGATCGTAAAAAAGAAGCTAAGAAAAAGGCTAATCTTATCGTCGATCCAGGTAAGGCTCCTGAAAAACCTAAGAAAGAAGATGAAACTCCTATTTCTTATGATGAATTCGTTAAACAAGGTGTTGCAGAAAGAATGGATGATTTTAAGAAAAAATTCTATAAACGTAAATAATTTGTGTAATTTGCCTTCATAAGGTGGGATCTTAGCACACTAAATCTTATGGAGGATAAAACAATGGCGCACTTATGGGTTAATGATAGTAGCGTTCATTTCAGTCCAGAACTTTCAAAGTTTTTAAGATATTCGGCACAGCCTAGTCTTAAATTTAGACAGTTCGCAGATGTGAAAGACGCTATGGGAAAATCCCAAGGCGATTCGTTTAACTTCCCTAAAGTTGCTAATGTATCTACTATCGGTGGACTATTGACTGAAACGTCAACTATTCCCCAAGCAAGTCAGACCATTACAAAAGGAACTCTTTCTATAGATGAATATGGAAATTCAATTCCTTTTACTTTCAAAATTGATACTTTGTCTCAGTTTGATCTTGAGCAAATTATTGAGAAAGGTTTAAGAGATGACTTAGTTAAAGTTCTTGATGCTGCAGTTCACGCACAATTTAATGCTTGTAAACTGCGGTTTGTTGCAACTGCAACTGATGCTCATACTCTTACAACTGATGGAACTGCAACAGCTACGAATACTTCTGTTCTTAATGAACGGCATATTCGTAAAATGAAATTAGAACTTGAAAAACGTAATGTTCCTTATTTTGAAGGAGATACATACGCATTTGTTGGTTCTTTAGAAGCTGTTGAAAGCTTACAAGGGGCAATGGTTAGCATTAATCAATACTCCGAAGTTGGATATGAAAAAATCTATAGCGGTGAACAAGGTATGGTTGATAATGTTCGTATCGTTAAAGATAATAATGCAACTCGTCTAACTTATGACTTATCTGCTCGCACTACTACAGCAAAAACGTGGTCTGGTGGATACTCAGGAGAAGGATTTATGATTGGTAAGGATACTGTGATGGAAGGCGTTGCTGTTCCTGAACAGGTTCGAGCCAAAGAAGTTACTGACTATGGCCGTTCGCACGGCTTAGCTTGGTACTTTTTGGGGGGTTGGAAAATCGTTTGGGATGATGAACCAAACGCAAAAATTATAAAATGGGATTCAAAAGCCTAATTAAAGGAGGATTACAATGGGTATAGGTTATTATGATGACATACCACAAGCTATAGTCCTCGGACAATCAGGCGGAATAAGTGTCCCTGGAACGGCTGCTGCGGATACGGAATTACTTCGTATTCCAGTAAATCGAGATATTAAAGTTGAAGCTATTAGAATGGTAGCAATGACTGGAGGTACTGCTGATGGTCCAACAGTGCAAATTCAAAAATCACTGGCTGGAACTGGAGCTGCTTCTGATATTGCAACTCAGAATGTTGGTACGTCTGCTGACAATACGCAATTTGATTTGACAGTGACAGCGACTGATATTGCTGAAGGTGATGTTCTTATTGTGTCAAATGCTGCTGGTACGGCTGCATCTACACCTAAAGTTATTTTGAACATCGAATATCGTTACGACTTCGATTAATTATTTAAAAGCTATTTTGGTCTCTTGGGGCAGTGTGTCAACTATGTTGATGACCTCCCCTTGAGACCAGGCTTGGAAAGGTGGGAAATGAAAAAGAAACTATTACTTATAGCTTATAGAGCATATGGAGATTGGTTATATACCGTACCAGTTCTTCCATATTTATTTGAAAGATATGATATATATTTAGAAACTAATTGGAAAATATATAATTTAGTTTATAATGATCCTAGATTTAAACATATATCATACTTAATATATGAAAAATATCCTAAAGATAGATGGACTGAATTATTTTTTAAACGATGGGTTGAGGTAAAAAAGAAGTTAAAACCAGATAGAACAATTAATTTGAATGGTTCATTAGAAACAACTTGTATTGCTGAAAATTTTCAAAAAGAATTTTATTTGCCGATGGAACTTCGAAGAAATTATTTCAATAAAAATACTTTTTATGATGCAGTATTTGAACGATGTAGAATTCCAATTCCAAAAGAATTTAAATTAGATGAATTATATTATTCGGATAAAGAAATAAAAATAGTGGAGAATTGGAGATTAAAAGAAAAAGATTGGTTTATTATAATAATGCCAATTGCAGGAAGTACAAGTCAGAAAGTTTTACATTCTTTTCGTAATTGGGTGGATCAAATACTCTATAGATATCCACAATCAAAGGTATATTTATCCGGTGACGATTTGTGCAAAAACCTAGTTCAATCTATACAAGAACCTAGAATTAAGAATCTTTGTGGATATGATATCCCAATTAAGCAGAATTTTTTGATGACTAAATATGCAGATTATGTTATCGGACCTGAGACAGGCACATTAGTAGCTGCTGGAATGTGGGGAACTCCAAAAACTATGCTATGTACAACATCTAGTGTTTATCAATGCACTAAATATCAAAATAATGACAATTCAATTCAAGCATCAATTCAATGTAGTCCCTGTCATAGAGCTATTTATTTTGACACAGATTGTGAAAGAATGTTAGGAGATATTAAAAAGAAGATTCTATATCCAGCTTGTACTAAGACTTTTGATATAAATCAAATCTTTAAATTTATAGATCCAATATATGAGAAATTTCGGGAAAGGGGAAAATCTGTTCCCCACCTTACAGAGAAGTACCCTTTTCCACAGCAAAAAGTGGGAAAAAATGAATAAAATTTATGATAAAGCTTATTATTTAAAGTATGTAAAACAAGCTAAATCAAAATTAGGTAAAAATATCTATAAAACTAGATGGAAATTGATTACAAAATATATTAAAAATGGTGCAATTCTTGATTTTGGCTGTGGTCCTGGAGCATTTAATAAAGCTGGCCCAGATAATTTTAGTAAATATGGATATGATATAAATCCATATTGTAGATTTGAAAAATTTCCTAAAGTTAAATTTTGGGATATTGTCACTTTTTGGGATAGTTTAGAACATACCCCTGATTTTTACGGGATAATAAAAAAGTTAAATCCAAAGTGGATATTTTTATCTTGCCCTAATTTAGAATCGGTTAAAATTCCTATAACTCAATGGAAACATTATAGACCTGAAGAACATCTTTATTATTTTGATCGACATAGTTTAAAAGTTATTTTAGAATTATTGGGATATCAAATTGTAGAAATCAACTATGATGAAGGGAAGTTAAGAGATCCAAATAATCCATTGGCAATTATTACAATAGCAGCAAAAAGGATTAATTAATGCTTTTTGCGGTTAAACGGTCCCCAGCTAAAAATCAAAAGAAACTATGTGTTATTAGATATGGAGCTTGGGGTGATGCGATAATGATATCCCCTGTGTTTAAATATTATCATCAAGATGGGTGGCACATTACTTTAAATTGTACACAAAAATGTTATGATGTTTTAAATACAAATCCATATATTGATGCTTTTATTATTCAATCTGATGGTGAAATCCCAATTGATAAATTAAATGAGCATTGGAATAAATTAATTAAACAATTTGATAAAGTAATAAATTTTACAGGTTCGATAGAAAATAGACTTCTTATATCACCAGGACAGAAAGAATATTTATGGGATAAAGAAAAATTGCATGAACATTGTAATATAAATTATTATGACCATACAATGAAATTAGCTGGTTATTCTAAAAAGAAAGGTGAATTAGGAGAAATCTATTTTACGCAGAAAGAAGAACAGTTTGTTAAAAAATTAAAAGAAAAATATGAAGGATTTTTAATAGTTTGGTGTTTAACAGGAAGTGCAATACATAAGATTTATCCTTGGACTGAAAACATAATTAATGTTATAATAGAAAGAATTCCTGAATCATACATAATTTTAGTGGGAGAACCTGCTTGTAAAGGATTAATTGATAAGAATGAAAGAATAATAGATTTGTGTAGTAATATCACAATTCGTGAATCTTTTATACTAACAAAATATGTGGATTTAGTCATATCAACAGAGACTAGTGTTTTAGTAGCAGCAGGATGTTTTGACACGCCAAAAGTGGCTCTTTTATCGCATGGAAGTGAAGAAAATTTAACGAAATACTACAAAAACTGTAGTGTTGTAAGAGAAAATGTACCATGTTCACCATGCCATAAATTACATTATTCACGTGATACTTGTCCTCTAGTTAATGAAATAAATCACCCAATTTGCATGGGTTTATTGCACCCAAAGAAAATACTAGATCCAATTGAAAAAATTTATATAGAATGGAGAGAAAAGAATGTCAATACCAACACAACCGACTGAAACAACAATTGTGCAAAAAGCTTATAGACTTTATGGTAAATCTAGTCCAACTACAACCAATATTAATAATGCTATAAGTGATGCTCTTGCTATGGTTAAATCAGATATGATGGATGAAGGCAGGGAATGGTCTTTTTTAAGACGAACTGCTTATTCAGCGTGTACAATTAATGTTAATCATATTCAAGCTCCTACAGATTATTCTAAATTAATTCAAGCCACTATTTTAGATGGAACTAGATATAATACAGCCCAAGCTGGAGCTTCTACTACAATTACTTTAGCATCGTCTGATTCTGGTACTGATTCTGATACAGAAGGTAAATTAATCGTAATTAAATCCGGTACAGGATTAGGACAAGCAAGACAGATTAAAGATTATAATTCTACCACTAAAATTGCCACAGTTGACGAAGCTTGGGATACAAATCCTGATTCTACTTCAACTTATTTAATTGTAGACGAACAAAAACCCCTTAATTTAAAGCAAGTTTGGAATTATGATGAAATTCAACAGACTCATATAGGAGATGAACCTGCAATGATTTATCATCTAGCAGATGATGCTGAAGGAGATTTTTATTTTAATTGTACACCTGATGAAGAATATGTGTTACAAATTCATTATTATTCTGATTTAAAAAAAGAAGATACCGATACTGCAGTAAATCCACGATACGCTAGAATTCTTAGATTAATAGAACAATTGTTAGTTCAAGGTACTTTTGTTTATTTATTACAAGATGATTCAAGAGCTGCAATAGAGTTACAAAAATATGCTAGTATGTTATCACGAATAGCCGGACAATTTTTATATCCAAATAATGCTTCACAATCTGCTGAATTAGCGGAGGATATTTATTAATGTTTATAGGTGAACTTTATAGACTTCTTCTTACAGGTAGTTTTAATGGGAATGAGAATTTAGATTTAATTCCAACAGGAGACTTTTCTGATGGAAGTAGAAATGCAAATACACATAATGGGGGAGCAGAAAAACGAGGTGGAACGTCTCATGTAAATGTTTCAGCTATTTCTGGTAATCCAACAGCTTTAGGCGGAGGACAATTAATTAAACAGAGCTCTGGAATTAGTCACATTTATGTAGCTGCTGATGATGGAAAAGTTTATAGAGATTATGTAGCTATTTTAACAAGTAGATCCACGACTAATAAAACTTATTTTACACCTATGGACGATAAAATATTTATTTGTAATGGATATGATGGAGTACAAGTAGATACAGGATCTTCAGTTGCATCAATTACAACGCCTGCAGCAGATTGGACTGGAACAAATCAACCTACTAAAATGACTGTACATGGTAGGGGAGTTAGTCGTAGAGCATATGCTTGGGGAGTGCCTGGAAAAGAAGATACATTATACTATTCTAGTTTAGGTAATTTTGAAGAATTCGCTGGAGGAACATCCGGTACAATCATAGTTGATATACGAGATGGTTATGGAATTATAGATTGTATTTCAATAGATGAAAATTTATTAATTAGAACAAAAATTCAAGATTACTGGTTAGAAGATAGTGATGCAAATGTAGCAAATTGGGGATATTTTAAAACAGGGTGGCAAGGGGGTGTGCATAGCCCACGTCTGAATGTCCATATTTATAATGATATATATTCAATGGCTTCAGACGGGGAAATTTATACTATAAGTCGAGCTGAACAACTTAGAAATTATCGTAGGGCTTCAATTGCTCGACCTTTTTATATTCATAATTGGATTAAAAATAATATTGATTTAACTAAAATTGATGATTTTCATATGTCTTTTGATCCAAAAATTCAAGCAATAAAAATTTGGATGATTAGAGCCGGAGAAAGTCAATGTGATACAGCTTTAATCTATTATGTAAATGAAAATAAATGGGGAATTCCACATGATGCACAGGATAATAGGGATGATAGCGGTTATGAAGCAGCAGTTTCTTTTCCCGTGATTTTAGGACCTGGAGATGAAAAGTTATACACTGTAGATTATAATGGATATGTTTGGAAATTAGAAGATACAACAAAAAGTGACAATGGTAATGCCTATAAAACTGTTTTAATAACTGGATGGTTAAATTTAGATTCACCTGGAATTGAAAAACGAATTAAATATGGAGTTTTACATTTTATATCACGAGGAGATTATGATTTAGACGTGCAGTGGTGGGTAGATGAAGTTCAGCAAGTTACCTCTACTGTGACATTAGGAGCTAGCGGAGCAGCATTAGGATCTTTTATATTAGATACAGATGTATTAAGTGCATTACAATTAACTAAACAAGAATTTGATTTAGAGCAAGAGGGAGAACGATTTAGATTTCAATTTAGTAATGATGGAGTTGGAGAAGATTTCTTTTTATCTCATTTAATACTTCCATTACTTAGTAAAGGACATAGGAGAATTTAATGTCGAATACATATACAAATTACATTGAATTTGATACTAATGAAAGATGCCCGATTAAAAAAATTGGATGTATGGTTTGTAATAAAACCATAGCAATACGTGAAAAAAGAAAAATTGATAATCAATTAAGAGTGAAATATTTTTCTAATATTAAACGACCAAGAGTTATATTAGAAGATGAAACCTACGCAGATTTATTAGTTTGTGAAGGTTGTGAAAATACATCCATAGATTTAAAACGAATGACAAAAACATTACATAGTGGATGGATGAACGAAGAAAATTGGAAATATATAATTTCCACTAATCAAGTACATAAAAAAATTAAAAAATTACAATTTAATTTAAAGGCAAATGATTTATTGCCAATTAGTTATTTTAAAAAATTATTTAAAAATAAGAAAATTTTAAAGAGGAGTGTATAATAAAATGTCCTATCCATACAGTGTTCATAAAACTTATGTAACTGGTGAAGTTTTAACAGCAGCAGATTTAAATTCATCTGATGTTACTCATGTGAATCATAATATTCCTGAAGATACAGACGATTATTCAGTTAATGCTGCTGAAATGCAGTCTACTGTAGATCCATATCCGGCATCCTCAGAATCTTTGCCTACATCATTAGCTGGAGAATTAGAGCGATTAAGATATCAGATAAAAGCTATTACAGGAGAAACTCATTGGTATCACGATATTGATGTTACACTTGCTTTAATAGCTCTTAAAATTGGAACTTCAGGTACACAAGTTCTAACTGGAACAGGTGAAGTTGGTGCTCCTTCGTATTCTTTTGCGGATGATCCTAATACAGGAATTTATAATGGTCCCGATAATATATATTTTGCAGCTAATGGAGCATCCATTTGCTATATGAACGAAAGTGGTTTAGCTATGCAAAGTGGAAAAGTTATTGTATCAGATGGTGGTACTGTATCACTTCCAGGATTTTCTTTTATTGGTGATGTTGATTTAGGAATATATCGTATTGGAGCCGATAATTTAGGTATTTCAGTAGGAGCAACAAAACGTATTGATGTTGGCACTTCAACTGTTTCAATTCTTTCTTCTGCTTCTGGAACAAGTGAAATATTATCTTTAGACGACGTTGGAGATACTACAGTATGGGTTTTTGAATATACTGATGCTACTGGTCAATTACATTTAAAACCAACTAGCATAGCTTATCCATTAAAATTTACCAGTAATCAAGTTCTTTTTGGAGCAGGGACAGGTACATCTCCAGGAATTTCTTTTGCCAATGATTCTAATACAGGTTTTGCTAATATTTCTGCGGATAATATAGGTTTAATAGCAGCCGGAATTGAAGCAGGTTATATTAATAGTAACGGAATTTTTATGGATAGTGGTAAATTAATTGGAGCCGATCAAGGCTCTGTTTCTTTACCTGGTTATGGATTTGTAGGAGATACAAATACCGGAATGTACAGTAGTGGCGGAGATAATATTAATTTTACCTGTGGTGGCGCTGATATTGCTTATATGAATACAAGTGTATTCGGAATGCAGGCAGGTAAAGTTTTACAAATTATTGCCGGAACAGCGTCTTTAACAGGATTATCCTTTATGGGGGATGCTAATACTGGATTATATAGCCCTGCTGCAGATAGTTTTATATTAGCTTGTGGTGGAGTTGATGCTGTTAAAGTAGACGGCAATAATACAGCAGGTCAAACAAGATTGATTGTATATGATGTTGATAATGCAGCTTTATCACGTGTTAGTGTAGGAACTGCAGATTCAGGTGGAACTGGATATAAACTTTTAAGAATTGAAAATTAATTAATAGGAGAATAAAATGAAAAATAAGGTGGAAAATATGGAAAATAATAACATAGAAGATACAACCGAAAATATAAGACGACCAAAAGTTAGACCAAGATTAACTAGAGAATTAATATTAAGACAAATTGAAACAGCTAAATCTGAAATTACTAAACAATTAGGAATAATTCAATATTGTCAATTTTTATTAGAAAATATAGATTTGTAAAATTAAGATTTAAGGAGAATTGATTATGCCTACCCCATATGAACAAGCAGCTTTATCTGGATTACAAGAATATCTAGATTTAAGTGTTGCTGAAAGACAATTTTTATTAGGAGAAGCCGGATTAATTCCTACTCAAAGACAAATCCCTATAGCTCAGGCTTTAGAACAAGCTACTCCAGCAGAACGAGATCAATATCAAAGACAACAAGCTGATTTAGCTGCTATTAAAGAGCGATTTCAAGGACTTCAACAAGCTGGTGTTACAGGAGGTGCTCATGATGTTAATCTTCCTGGATCTCAGACTGTGTGGAGAGCTTCACCTACTCAAATGGCTGGCGTTATTCAACAGAGAGAACGAGAAATGGGAGAATTGGAAAGACAATTAACAATGAGAACTGCCTATGAAAAAACTCCTGAAAGATTAGCTCAAGAAGAACAAGCTAAACGTTTTGAACAATTACAAGCTACACAATATGAACGTCAATTAGAATTAATGAGTAAACAATTAGAAACTCTTGAATCTCAGCAAGAAGCTTATGCTCAACAACAAGCAAGAGCATTAGAAGTTCAAGAAGAATATGCTAAAAGACAATTAGAAGCTTTACGTGGAGAAGTAGAACCAAGTGAATTTTATAAACAAACTGAGAAGCAAGAAATTGAAAAACTAAAAGAATTAGCTGGACGTAAGGGAACTAAAATTACAGGGACTACATTAGAAGAATTAACTGCTGACAGTACAATTGGTCAAGCTATGGTTAGACAGTTACAAGAACGACTTGGAATTCAGAAACAACAAGAAGTACAAGCTAGAATTTTAGGTGAAACTCCATTATATCAAACAGGATTAGCTCAATTAGGCGGAATTCAACAACAAGCTTATGCACCCTATCCTCAAGTAGGTCCGTTTGCTGCTATGGCTCCAGGAATTGCTGGAACTTTACCTCCAGCAGTTACAGGAGCAGGAATTCAAGCTGCAACTATGGCAGCACAACCTTTTCAATTCCAACAACAATTAGCTTTTCAACAGCAACAAATTGCTCAACAGCAAGCCGAAGCAGAAAGAGCAAGAAAATCTGGATTATTGGGAGCAGGTATTGGAGCTGCTGGATCAATTATTGGAGCAACTTTAGGGTCTATAATGTTACCTGGACCAGGAACTTTAGCTGGAGCATACCTTGGATCAACGGCTGGGAAAATGATTATGCCAAGTGGTGCTCAAAGTCCATTTATTCCCTATCAATATAAATAAATTTTAATTAAGGAGATGAATAATTATGAATGGAAATGATATATTAGCTCAAGGAATATTACAAGCAGGTCAAGCTATAGGAGCTGGACTTCAACAAAGAGCACAAACTAAAGCTATGTTAAATCAACAACAATATGAAAATATGATTTCTAAAATGCAAATGCTGTATAATATTGCTGGCAATAAAGACTTAGATGATAATGTGAGACAATTTGCATTAAACGCTGCAACTGGTATGACTAAATCAGTATTTCCTAATATGGAAAATATGCCTTCAATAGATATATCAACTCCTCAAGGTAAATCTACTGGTAATTATATTGGTACATTAACTAGTCAATGGGCACAAGGAAAAATTTCACAGCCCGATTATTTAAAAACTTTATCTCTTTTATCGGCTATAACAGCACAAACAGCTCCAACTCAAGCAGGTAGAGAACGTGCTCAAAAAGAAGCTTTTCAATTTGCAGGTCAAGTTCCAACTGCTTTAAGAGCAGATATTGAACAACAAAGATTTCAACAAGAACAAATGTACGGAGTTGGTGCGCCTACTGAAGTTATGATTGGTGGTAAAACTCAATACGGTCGTTTTACTCCAACAGGTAAATTTGTCCAATTTCAACCTACAATTCCAGTGGCAGAAAGACCACAAGTACCTCCTAAAGCAATCGCAGGAGAAGCTGCTGGTAGATTAACAGGAGCACAAAGTGCAATTAATGATATTCAACAAGCTAGAAATATAATATTTCCAAAAGGGACTTTTGATCCTATTAAAGTATTTACAGGAAAATTACAAATTCCTAAGAGTCAAGGACGTGAAGCCAGAATAAGAATACGACGAGCTTTAGAAACTAAACTTCGAGCTGATACAGGTGCGACTGCTCGTCAAGAAGAAGTGGATGAATTAATGAAAGCTTTTGCTCCTGCTTTAGGAGATACTTCTGATTTTGCTATGGATAAATTGAATAGATTAGAACAAATTATGACACAATTTATTTTTGTACAAGATCCAACAGGTAAATTTAATCTTCAACCTATAACAGGGCAATCACAACAAATTATTCCGTCACCGATACCTACACCAACTCCTGCGCCTACTTCGATAAAAATTAAAAGTTTTAAAAGGATGAAATAAATGCCTAAATTTCAAGTTGAAACAGATAAAGGAATGTTTGAAATAGAAATTGATAAAGAAAAACCAACTCAATTAGAATTACAAAATGCAATTCAACAACAGTTAATATCTGAACGTCCTACTTTTGGTGAAGCTTTGAAAGCTGAAATTCCGGAAATTGTGGGAGGAATTATAGGGGAAACTGCTGGAATTGCTGCTGGAGGGTTAGTAGGTCGACCTATTACTGGTGGAATTGTTGGAGCTGGATTAGGACAAGCTACTGGAGAAATAGTTAAACGAGGGATTGAACGTCCAATACCTTTTGAAGTTCAACGTGCTGCACAATTAGGTGCACCTGGTTTAATTCCTACAGCAGCAGGAGCTCCGATTGCTGCAGTAAGAGGATTACAAACTCCAGAAGATATACGAGCTGCAGTAGGAGAATTTGCTTTAGGAGCTGGAGCTTCTGTAATTGGCGCTGGATTATTTAGAGGCGCTCAAAAATTAATAAGTCCATTTAAACAAGACGTGATTCAAAGTATGAGTAGATTACGACAGTTATTCCATACTGTTGGAGGAGAATTTACTCCGGCTCAATTAACTGAAAATAGATTTCTCGATTTTTTAGAAGAATTAGTAGAAGGATCATATATAGGTCAAGCAGAATTTCGATTATTTAAGGAACAACAACAGAAATCTATTCTTTCATTATCTAGAAAAGTTTCTATTACAATTACAAACGGATTAGGTGATTTATCAGACGAGGCAGTAGGATCATACGTTCTAACAGCCGTAAAACAAGGGCGAAAAATGCACCAAGCTATTGCCAATCGAATGTACAGTGAAGTTGACGAAGTTTTACAACAAGCGATTGTTCCTACTATTCAATTTAAACAAATCGCACAAAAATTAACAGAACAACTTCAACGGATTAAAGGATTTATTTCTTTACCTGAAGTTACTGGAGCTGTAAGAGCGACATTACAGCAATCAGATAATTTAAGTTTTGGTGAAGCTCATGCAATTCGTTCTGCATTATTAGCTCAAATACGAGATTTAGCTGAAGTTCCTGGTAAAGGGCAAGCTCGATCCATGTTATCAAAATTAGTAACTCCTCTTGATGAAGCTATGGAACAGGCAGGAAAAAATTTAAGCGGAGATGCGTCAACATTATGGAGAAATACAAATAAGTTTTATAAAGAAGGAAAAGAAATTTTTGAAAATGATTTTTTAACTGATTTAATTATTAAAAATAAATATCAGGTTTCTAAAATTGGTGATAAATTATTTAAGCCTGGAAATTTAGAAGAAATTCGTCAAGTTCGTACTGCGATAAAAAAAGCTTCAGAACTTGATCCATCTATTAAATTCGATGATACATGGAATACTGTGAAATCAGGTTATTATGAAGGATTGATTAATAGAAATACAGATAGAGCAACTACTACAATTCAGGGTAATAAGTTAATCAAAGAATTAACTGATCGCAAAACAATAGCAATGCTAAAAGAAATTTTGCCACAAAATGAGATTAATTTATTAAATGACTTTGCAAAAGTAGTTCAAACTACACAAGCTAAAACTGGGGCTGTTGGAGCGCCTATTGCTATTCGATTAGCTCAATTTGGAGCTATTGCAGGAGCATTAGGTTCTTTAGCTTACGCTGTTGTTCCAGGTCAAAGACCTTTTCGTCCTATGGCAGCAGTAGGAGGAGCTACAATTCTTCTTGGTCCTGCTTTAGTTGGAAAATTAATGACAACTCCAAGTGGAATTAAATTATTAACTGATGGATATAAATTAGGAATTAAAGGGGATATTGCATTAAGAAGATTGCCTAATTTTTTATCTCGTTTGAGTTTTACTGCTGGAAACATTACAAGAGAACAATCAAAAAGGCGGTAATTAATATGCCAACTAAAAATGATTGGAATGAATACAAAAATTTATTTTTAGATTTTAAAGAAAATACTGAAAAAAGATTAGATGTTCATGATAAGAAATTAGACAGACTATTGGAAGTGACATCTGGAATGAGAGTGAAAATCGGAATAGGGGCTGGATTAATTGCTACGGCTATTTCACTTGTAGTAAAATATTTAACTTAAAGGAATATATAATGGTCTGGTTCAACCACCAACATAAAGAAGATGATGAAAGGTGGAGAACAAATAAAGGCCCAATGAAACAAGCCCTATGCCCTGTATGTAAACAGGTTATAGGGCTTCGTTTTGCCTCAGAAATTAAATCATTTGAATGTGAAGAATGTAACACAACTTTTACTTTCTATCCTAATTGCAACAAACCATCTTCTAAAGTTCATAGTTTAGAACCTAGAATTTGTAATTGTCCTACTTGTCAATTTCATCGAAAGAAAAAATCGGAGTGAATGTTTCAGTTCTAGTCTGATTTCCTTCCTCATCTATCTCTACAATTGTAATTAACTTTCCATATTTTCCATCTCTAACTACGTTCTCTACTAATTTATAATAAGATTCAGGATTCATTGTATTATAATTTCTACCTCCTTTCCTTTTAATCGTTCAAATAATCTATTAAATGCAATTTTACTTCTGCCTATAAAATCTTTTCCTTTAATTTCCCCTACTAACACACAACCTTTTGTGTCTTTTGGATAACAACCCCAATGTATTAAAATTCCGATATAATTCTTTACATTTAATAATCTGGGCATTTTTCTTTTATATTTAGGAGACCACCTAAAATCTATTTTATATCTTCCTTTTGGAATAGCCGTTTCTCCATAAATTTTCTTGTCTCTAACAGGATCTTCTAATGTATAACATTCAAAAGTGCCATTAAAATAGAGCTCTCCAATTGTTGATTTATCTGTGAAATCAGTCCTAATTAAGGTTAAAATTACATGATCTAAATGTCTTGGTTTTTCAAATGTCCGTTCAAAACGGGACTTTTTTAATGAATCTGATTGATAATTAGATATGTTTCGATTAATTATAGTTTCAAGAAATGTTACACATAAGCTCCAAATTTGCCCTAGGAGCGATTTATCCATACTTAGACCCATTAGACCTCCGAATAATTGAAAATTGAGATAAAAGAAACAAATTAAAGCGGTTTAATAGCTCTAAAATAGCTCTATTTTCTATCCTTGCTTACTTTAAGCAATTTTTTAACTTTTTTCAATTCTTTCCTGCCTTTAGGTATAACCCATTCCACAACTATTAATTTAGCTTTTGGATAATTAGAATAATATTGTAAGGAGGGGGTACCATATGCACGAGTTAATTTTCTTATTAATGTCTTAACTGTTCTATTATATCCAATAGCAATAGATAATTTACCTCTGCCTGATTTACCGATATCATATAGAATTTCACCCGGTTTAGGAATCATTTATTTACTCCTTGTTATTCTATAACTATCTGAATCTTCGTGATGAGTAGAAAACTCTATAAATGTACAACTTTCCTCTCCAACTGTTTGAAAAGAATGTGGAGTCATAGGTAAAAGTGTTATTGATTTTCCTGTATTTAAAATTCTATGTTTCAATTTTCCGGTTTTAAAATTAAAAATGCTTAATTTTAAAGTTCCACAAAGTATATAGAATGTTTCTTTTTTATTTTTATGGAAATGTAAACTGCATTGATGATTTGGCTCTACAGTGAGAATTTTCCCACAATATTCTAATCCATTAACAATCCACGTCTCATTACCCCATTTCTTTTTAATTCTTTTCATTTTCTATTTCTACTTTAATAAATTCTCCGCCATCTTTATTTATTAAAATAGCATTATATCCATGTCTATAACAATATAATTCTAAATCATCCCAAATACTCTTACTATCCGAAATAGAATATTCAATAAATCCTTTAGGTGTAATTGAATAAGTTTCTTCTTGTTTTTTCTTTTTAGGTTTCATTAAATCTCCTTTCTTTTTCCTAATAATTTTCTTATATGCCGTACAGCTTGATATTTAAGAAATTCTGAAATTATAATCCCAAATGATGAAATTCCTATAATTATAATTGAAGTACAAGTAATTGCTTTAGCTGCTTCCCATTTAAGTTTTTCCATAGCAATAATAACAACAGACCAAAATACTATTAACCATATAATTTCAATTAAATCAATTTTACGCTCTTTAATAAACTTACCTTTCTTATCTCTTTTATATTTAACCATTATTTTAATTCCAAGTTAATCCTATAAATAAACTAGGAAACCAATACACCTTATCGGCATCCCGTCTAGCCCCACATCTAAAATAAAATAATTTACAGGCTATATCTTTATTTGGTCGTGTTGGAAAAGTGGGGACGTTTTTCTGACTAAAATACACATGAAACGTTATATGTAAAGGCCATTGAATAGCAAAATGCCATCTACACCAATATTGAATAGCGGATAGATAAAATCCATATAATTTTCTTCTGAATAATATTTCTTCATCTAAGTATAAAACTTGTGATCCATCTGTATTTTCTACTCTATATAATCCTTTTCCTCTAATAGCTAATAAAGTAATAGGAAATTCTCTCCATTTAGCCCACCATTCAGTAGCTCTAGAACTAAAAGCAAACCAATGTTTAATATTAAGTAAAGGACGTTGTAACCAATTATCCCAGTCAGTTCCTATCCATTCTTTTGGTTCATCTATATATTCTGGTAAAGCGGATTTAGGCATTATTTTCCTCTATTTCTTCATAGTATTTAATAAGATTATAACATGATAATAAAGCAACTGCTGTTACAATTAAATTAAATATTAATAATCCCCATAAATGAAATCTCCAACAAATACTTATTAATCCTGCACCTAAAGCTGCTGATACACAACCCCATATGGCCCAAAAAATCCGCATGAATTTAATTTTATTCATGATTTCTCCTATAAATTATCTATTTAATTTTTTAATGTTTTTTTAATTAATCTAGTAATTTTACGTTTATCATTAGCTGATTTTTTTCTTCCTACAAAATGTCTATAATGTTTTATACTCGTATACCATTCACCAACAACGGCTACAAGAATTAATATCTCCCAAATTCCCCAATCAACTAATGATTTAGCTATATGCTCTATCATTTTAATAATTTTCTATATTTAATTAAAAATTCATAAATTTGACTTGCTTCTACGGCTAATCCTAATCCAGTGTTAAGAGGAGGAACAATAGGACTTATAATTCTAGTATTAATTCCAACTATCTCTCCTTTTAAGTTAAATAATGGGCCACCAGAATTTCCTGGATTTATAGCTGCATTAGTTTGTAAAAGATTATATTGTACACAATCTCTATTTAATGCACTAATTATTCCATGCGTTACTGTCCAATCGTACATTAATGGATGACCTATTGCTATGACTTCTTGACCCACTTTTAAAGTCCCTGGTTTAGCTACTATTGCATAATACGAAGTATAATGATCTATTTTCAATAATGCTAAGTCTTTTTTATCTTCTTTTGCCAATATTTTAGCAGGAAATAAATCTCCATAATAAGTTTCAACACTTATTATATCTTTTAATTTATTATTAGCTAAAATATGAGAACAAGTTAAAATATGCCCATGTTTACTAATAAATACCCCTGCACCTATTTTTGATTTCATTTCATTTTCTAATACAACTGGAGCTATTGTAATAACTACTTTTGGCAATGATTTATAAATTACTTTTACATATTTTTCTTTTGGAGTACAGGCTATACAACTTAAACAAATTACACTTAAAATTAATTTTTTAATCATTTTCCACATCCTTATTTTTTATTCTATTAATAATATATTCAGATATTCTAGATTTCCACATTTCTTCGATTGTATTTTGTGGGGGATAATTTTTAATAATTTGATTTGCCCATTTAGTTAGCATTTCAATTTTATTTCCATATAATTTATCTTCTGTTAAGGCAAGAAGCAGTATTCGAGCATCAGTTAAAGCTATTTGTTCATATATTGGATTTTTCATTTTTTTCTTCTGATAATTCTAATAAATATTGTTTTAAACAATCTTCAATTTCATTCATTGTCAGATGTCTATTAACATTTACTCCTCTATTACAATGTTTATACCAACTTACTTTCCAATTTTTCCATTTTAAATTGTATTGTTGGTTCTCATCAGTCCAAGAATATGCTTGAATATCAAAATGAGGTAATTTAACACGATTTCCTGTATTAAGAAAAGGATTTTCATGTCGATTTTTTAATATAGTCCACATATTTTGCATAATTTCCAATAATCCATTCTCATACATATTTGGCATTAATGCTTGTTTTAGTTCTGATTTATATTCCTCCATTTTATATCTCCTTTATTTTTCTTCTAATGCCTCCAATAATCTTCTATCAAAATCTACTTCTAAATCTTTTCGTGCAATCTTTAACAATTGTGTATCGTTGTAATAAATTGTAATAAAGTTTTTTATAAGTAGATTCACACATATTATTCTCCTTTACCATTTAACTCGAATACCAGCTAAGAATTTAGTAGAATCATTTAATCCTATATACATACTCGTATTTGATAGAATTTTAAAAGGCATAGTATAGCTTAAACTAAGAACATTTATTTTACCTTTTAAATCATGATTTTCAGATCTTAATCCTATACCACTTAATAAACCTATTCTCCTCCAATAGAACCATTGAATATCTAATCCAACCCATAATTTTTCATTGGAATAAAAAGTAGCATATCCAGGTTCACAAATAAATCCTATAGTCGGACTATATAAATCTATTGAGCCATCATTTTTTACAGTGATTACTGTAGTTCTTGCCCCCGATTTAACTTCAATTTTATCTTTTTCAACATTAGTAATAGTTCTATCTTCTATTATAATTTTTCTTTTTTCATTGTCTTTTAACGTTAATGACACTTTTTCATTGTAAGTTTTCATTTTCCACAATTTATAATATGGATATAGTATAATTCCTACTATACCTAACAAGATTACAGTCAATTTAAAATGTTTGATAATACTCATATAATCTCCTTAAATTTTCGGGAGGACTTATGTTAGACTTCAACTGCCTCCCTATTAATTAGTATTTTCTTCTTCTACCTTTAGCTGCCAGTTTTTGGAACCTTCTTTTACCATATTTCCTTCGTCCTATCCATGCAGCTAACGCTCCTGGAGATCTTACACCACGTCTTGCTAGTCTTGTTTTAAGAGCCTTAAACCTAGCCCCCGTACCAAGTTTAAGTCTGCGTCGTCGGGCCATCTTCTTCATTACCTCCTAACCATATTTCTATACACTGATTACAAACAAAACCTTCGCCAGTAGCATAAATTGCTGTTTCTTGATTTGTGATTAAATTTTTACAATTAATACATATAAATTCAAACTCAAGTTGTCTCATTATTTTTTGGTTTTATATAAAGAACATTAAAATGTTTACTTAAATCTTTAATTAATTCTTCTTTTGATCTAGAAGTTTTACTAATAGATTTTATTTTTCCTTGTTTAGTTAATTCAATTAACAAATTTAATCGTTCTTTTTCTGTATTAAGATTTCTCTTTTTAACTTCTGTATAAAATTCAAGTGCAATATCAGGTGACATTGTAAATGAATAATTATATGGTTTACATTTTTCCATTTTATTATTTCCTTTTAATTGGATTATGTAAATTTCTTATATAATTCATTTCTTTTTTATTAACCATTCTTTTGTTACTCCTACAGTTTTAGCTAAAATATTACAAGCCATAAATGCTGATACAATTATTCCGACAACTTTTCCAGATTCAATTGAAAAATCAATGAATTTATCCCCAGAAATTAATCCTTTTAAAAATAAAATTAATATTATTAAATCTGCTACTATTAATATAGCTAATCCAATAACTCCCATGATAAATTTTCTAAATCCAACTAAAATATGAAATAAATCATTTATTAAATTCATAATACATACCCTATTCCAATTTTTGTAATCGAAATAACCGTATCATTGGAAAATTTATCGAAAATAGCTTTTGGATTTTCAGTGACAATATACAGAATCCCATCTTCACAATCAAAATATTCACCTCCTAATTCTGTTAATCTATTGCAAGTGGTATTACCTACAGCATTGGTTGTTTTAACTTCTATTTTATAACAATTCATTTGTATTCTTTTCCTCCTATATAAAATCTACCTTTTTCAATTACATGAATTGTAGGAATAACAGTGTTATTATTTAATTCAAAACTAATAAATCCATTTACCCATTGATTGGGAGCACCTTTTTTCCATTCAGGAGTTGTATG